AGGGAGATAGATATGAAAACATTACAACAAGAGATTGAAGAAAACATGAAAAAATTTGAAGAAATCAAAGCTAAAAACATCAATAAAGGATGATTCTTTTCCAAAGCTAAAGAAAACTTTTACTTACAGGAAACACATTGACATCGGAGCTTTTGAAGCCATCAGATGAAAAATAAGCTGGCTGCAAGCGCAGCCAGCAACAAAAGGGGGGGTATAAATGATTGAGAAAAAGACAAAAGACGTTTTTATCACGGACGACGGAACGGAGTTTGATGATGAGGGAGCCGCGCAGATGCACGAGGAGTGGCAGGCAGCGCAGCGGGAGATTTCAAGATTTCTAGCTGGTTTTGAAAACAAGCGATCTCGCGCCATCGCTAAAAACATTCTTGAAAAGTTTGCACGATTCAAGATTGGGCTTGAGGACTAGAAAAAAAATGGGAGATACAAAAATGAAAATTGAAAAACCAACCGACAGCGAACCTATTGTGGCGACAATTTGCGGTGATGCAGGAATGGGAAAAACAAGCTTTGCGGCGTTATTTCCTAAGCCATTGTTTATCAAGATGGAAGATGGCATGAAATCCATCCCGATTGAAAAACGACCTGATTCCCTACCTATGGTTAAGAGCGCGGATGATCTATGGGCGCAATTATCATACATCATTAAAGAAGTTGATAAGGATGAATACAAGACGCTTGTTTTTGATAGTGTTACTGCGCTTGAGCAGATATTCATTGAGCATGTTATCGCAAGCGACCCAAAGCAGCCGAAAACAATCAACCAAGCTAACGGCGGCTATGGGGCTGGGCTTGCGGCTGTAGGTGGTATGCACGCTCGATTGCGTCGCGCAACGCAGATGCTTATTGAAGAAGGCATGAACATTGTATTTATCGCGCACTGTGACACAGAAACGATTGAACAGCCTGATTCAGACGCATACACGCGCTATACGCTACGGCTTGGAAAGCGTTCAATGTCTCCGTATATCGACAATGTTGACTTAGTTGGCTTCATCAAGCTTGAGACGTTCACCACTGGCGATGGAGAGCGCAAGAAAGCTATCAGTGACGGTACTCGCGTACTTGTGACTTATGCCACGGCTTGCAATGTTTCAAAGAATCGCTACGGAATCAGCGAAGACTTAGAAATGCCAGTGGGTGTTAATCCACTTGTGAAGTATGTGAAATGTTTGAACGATAAAGGAGATAAATGATGGGTATTTTTGACAATGCAGAAGAAATCAAAGACGGTAAATTTGAAACAGGAGGAGGAAATTTTGAGCCAATTCCAAGCAATACGAGCTTACTTGTTCTTGCTGATTCAATTGAGTGGACTGAATACGAAGGCGAGAGCATGGTAAGTATCACATGGGTTGTTTTAGCACCAAGTGCATACAAGAACCGCAAGGTTTTCCAAAAAATCAAGTTGTTTGACAAAGATAAAAAGAAAGCTGCGAAAGCTGCGACGATGTTGAAAGCAATTGATATGAACTGTGGTGGCAAGATTGCAACGGTTGAAGGTGAGGTTACAGATGCGCACTTGATGAAGGCAATCATGGGAAAACAGCAAGTGATTAAAGTTCAAGTGTGGAATATGATAATCGAAGGGGAAAAGAAATCGGGCAACTGGGTGTGCGCAGTAGCTCCGAAATCTCCAGTTCCCGAAGTTGAAAATCCTTCACAAACTGAAAAGGAAGACATTTTTGACGCACCATTGGATGATGATATTCCGTTTTGATTTCGGCACTCATGTAGCGCATAGAACACATGAGTGACATCGCACGGTATGCGCCGTGTTGGGTGTCGGGGCTAATGGACGAGTTATTAGCGAGCGTGTAAGATAACTGGGCGGTAGGCACGTATTTTTTATGAATTGGGAGATAGTTATGGTTACAGAATTGGTTCATGAGCAAAGAACTGAAGAATGGTTTGATGTACGAAAAGGACGTGTAACGGCAAGCAATGTGGGGGCAATTTTGGGCTTGAACCCATGGCGCACTAAAGATGACGTGATGCGATCTATGGTTAGAGAAACACTTGGGTATGAAAGCGAGTTCAAGGGCAATATTGCTACTGAATATGGCACGCGGCACGAACAAGATGCGATTGATGAGTTTACGTTCATATCGGGAACGCCAGTCAAAGAATGCGGGTTTTTTGCTTTTGAAGATTGGCTTGGCGGCTCACCTGACGGCTTGATTTATGATTATGCAACAGTTGAAGTAAAATGCCCTTTTGGAATGCGTAATGAATCAGATAAAAACAAGTTCAAAAGTATAACAGAGCAAAAGCACTACTATGCACAGGTGCAAATCTGCATGTTTATAACAAAACGCTTGCAATGCTACTTCATACAATGGAGTCCACAAGCTGGCTATGTTTTCGAGCTTATTGAGTTTGACGCTCATTTCTTGGCAGACGCACTTCCAAAACTCAAAGCGTTTCATGATGATTATAAACAAGCTTTGCTTTCACCATTGAAATACATCAACGATAAAACAGCCATTAAATTTGATGAAAATAAGCTTGTAACTGAATACATGAAAACTAAAGAAATCATGCAGACAATGAAAAAAAGACAAGATGAAATTATTAAAGAATTGCGAAAGTTAAGCAATGATAAGCCTGCGCAATTTGGCGAGCATAAGCTTATTAAAACCGAGCGAAATGGTTCCATTGCATATAAAAAAGTCATTGAAGACCATCTTCAAGATGTTGATGTTGAGCCATATCGTGGTAAGCCAAGTGTATCCTGGAGCTTACGGTGAGTTTACGTCCATACCAACAAGAAGCGCACGACGCAGTAATTAAGTGGGTGAAATCATCGACAGAGCCATGCTTGATTGATGCTGCGACTGGTTGCCATGATGCAAGAGCAAACGTAATCATGCACGATTTATCAATAAAAAATATAACTGAAATAAAGGTTGGCGACAAACTTATGTCACCAACTGGTGGATTTAGAACTGTATTAAGTTTGCATCGAGGGATTGATGAAATGTTTTTTGTTTCACCAACAAAAGGCGAAGGGTTTACAGTAAACAAAGGGCATATCTTTAATTTAAGAAATAGCGGAGATAAACTGTACGGTCAACAAAGATATGAGAATGTGTCTGTTGCTGAATACATAAACCTCAACAAAACTAAAAAACATATTGCTAAACTACACCGTGGTAAAATAAGCTATTCAACAGAGCGAAACTTGTCGCTCCCACCTTACACGCTTGGAGTTCTCATTGGTGACGGATGCTTGCGCTCAGAAACGCCTACGTTTTGCGTTCCTGATGTTGATATTATCAAAGCTGTTAAGAATGAAGTTGTTGATAGCTTCGATGGAATGACTGTAAACTATAAATATGTAGAGCGTAAACACGCTTATCATTGTTCAATCAAAGCTTTAAACCCAAGTCGTTCTAATAAAAACGCTGTTTCAAATGTGTTAAGAGTTATTGGCGAATATGGTAAGCTAGCACAAGATAAATTTGTCCCGTTTGAATATATGGCTGGCAGCTTAAATCAACGTTTAGACATGCTTGCTGGACTTATCGACACAGATGGTTCGCTAAGCAAATGCGGGTACGATTGGATAAGTAAATCAGAACAGTTAGCAGATGATGTAGTCTGGCTATGTCGCTCGGTTGGTTTGGCTGCATATAAAAAAGAATGCATCAAAAGTTGCCAAAACAATTTTAGTGCGACTTATTTCAGAGTATCAATAAGCGGTGATTGTTCTATTATACCAAATCGTTGCAAGCGTAAAAAAGCACCTGCAAGACAGCAAAAAAAGCGTGTTGATGTAACTGGATTTAAGATTGAATCAGTGGGGAAAGGTAGCTACTTCGGTATTGAGCTAGATGGGGATAAGCTTTACATGACTGATGACTTTATTGTCCATCATAACAGCGGTAAAAGCCATATCGTAGCCGCAATCGCTGAAACAATTCACAAAGCAAGCGGCGGCAAGCGTATTCTTTGCATTCAGCCGAGCGGCGAGCTAGTGAAGCAGAATCACGCAAAATATCTGCAAACTGGAAGCCCAGCAAGCATTTATTCTGCAAGCTTGGGCAAGAAGTGCTTGCGCCATCCTGTTATTTTTGCGACACCTATGAGTATTAAAAATGTGGTTGAAAAACACGGCAATTTCATCAAACAATTTGCTATGATCATCATTGATGAAGCTCATGGAATAACGCCAACAATCAAGCGCATAATCAGATCCATGCGTTTATTTTCGCCGAACGTGCGGATAGTCGGATTAACTGCAACGCCTTATCGCATGGGCGATGGTTATATTTACAAAAACAATCAACACGCAGGGCATATTGAAGAAGAAGCAAGAAACCCATTTTTTCACTCGCTAGTTTACAAAATCGGCGCGCATAAACTTATATCGGATGGATACCTAACACAGCCAAAAATCGGCGAGATCAACGCGAATGGATACGACACGAGCGGCTTACAACTGAATAGCATGGGTAAGTTCAAAAAAGATGGAATTGATAAAGCGTTTATTGGGCATGGTAGAAAAACGGCTTCCATTGTTGCCGATGTTATTGAAAAAAGCCGACTTAGAAATGGCGTGATGTTTTTCGCGGCAACTGTTCAGCACGCGCATGAAATACTTGCGTCGCTTCCCGATGAATTGAGCGCACTGGTCACTGGCGAGACAAACAAGGGCGAACGTGCAAACATACTCCGCCGATTTCTAGCGCGTGAAATCAAGTATCTTGTGAATATATCAGTGTTGACCACTGGCTTTGATGCGCCACATGTCGATGTGGTGGCTATATTGCGAGCAACTGAAAGCGTTGGCTTGTTGCAGCAAATTATAGGGCGCGGATTGCGTTTGCATGATGAAAAAAGCGACTGCCTGATTTTAGACTATGCTGAAAACATAGACAGACATTGCCCTGATGGAGATATATTCAACCCTGAAATCAAAGCGTTCAAAAGCAAAGAAAAGGGAGTTTTAATAGATGCTGAATGTGAAGATTGTGGCTTTGTAAATAAGTTCACGGCACGCAAAAACGATGAGGAATATCCTATTGATGCGAATGGATACTACACTGACTTGGATGGCGTGCGCATTCAGAATGAAGTTGTAAAAGGCGTGTTTGTGCCAATGCCTGCACATTTCGGGCGTAGGTGTACCGCACTTTTTGGTGAGAAAACTGCGCATGAAGTCCAATGTGCATACAGATGGAGTCATAAGAAATGCGAGCAATGCGAAGCTGAAAACGATATTGCAGCGCGCTATTGTTCAGAGTGTAAGGCTGAAATTATAGACCCAAATGAAAAGCTTATTGCTGATTTCAAAGCAATGAAGAAAGACCCGCATCAAGTCCAGTGTGACAAGATTATCGAAATTAAAGAAATGCCAACAGTAAGCAAAACAGGGCGTGAAATAATTGTTCTTTCTATAACTACAGAATATCGAAGCTTTAAGATTTACTTGCAGCCTCAATCAGCTATTCCACGCTGTAAAGTTGAGCATAGCTTGTGGATGAAGCATCGCCCATATCCGCAGACAATCACATACAAAAAGCAACATGAAAAACAATTTTATAACCTTATTGATTTTAATGATAAGGCAGATGAGGTGGGGGTATGAATAGCTTGCAAAATCAAATAGACAGGATAGAAAAAAGGCGCTCTTTTGACAGTCTTGACCAAGGGGAAATAAACGACTTGGTTAAGCTTATAGCGTATATTTCAGAAACATCGTTCCGCCGTGGGTTTCAGCACGGTTGTGATTTTGAAAAAAGAGGGCAGAGGCATGTTAATGCTTATGATTTTAGATATAAAAGAAAAATATCATTGGCGCCATATACCTTACTTGACTGCAAAGGCAGGGAAGACCGAAGAAAGGATATGACTGCACTATGGAGACTTGATGTAGAGTACGGTAGAATCTTAGATGTGATAGGGCTATCACACAATGATGATAAAAATAAATCTTGTAAAAGCAAACTGCAGGTACAGTTAAAAAACAACGAAGACTTGCGTGTCAAGTTGATGCTTAAGAACGAAGAATACAAAAATAAGATAAAAGAATATGAGTCGATGACAGGTGTCAAACTATGAAGCTTCCCCAAAACATCAAAGTTTTCGGCGACACAAGTTATCGTGGAAGATGTCCAAGCGAATCACTGGAACAGGTCACATTCTTTGCACGATTGCGGCGTGAATACCCTGAACTTGCAAAGGTAGCTATTCACCCACGCAACGAAGGTCAACGCCACCATGCGCAAACAATGAAGCAGAAAGCGGAAGGAATGACTAAAGGAGCATCAGATATAATCATCCCAATGACACCTGCGTTTGTGTGTGAACTAAAGCGTAGAGACCATGCAAAAAGCACTATTTCAAGTGAACAAATTGAGTATCTTGAAGCGTGCCAATCTCTCGGTTCATTCGCATGTGTAGCACTTGGATGCGATGCCGCATTTGATGCGTTAAAACATTTCTTAAAATAAAACTTGCAATTAAAATTTAAGCCTTTAAAGTACGCCATGTAGAAAACACAAAGGGAGATAGAAATATGAGTATTATCAAAGTTGAAAAAGAGTTAGAAATTACATGCACGGTCGAAGTGGAAGTGGAGCCAGCGGAAAAAGGCTATGGCGAATGCCCTGATTATCCTGCTACATCAGTCATATATGCAATATATGCAGATGGAAAGGATATTACAGATGCTTTTAGTGAGGAATATTTGAGTGATCTCGCCAATGAAATCGCAGAAGAAGCGGAAGAAGAAGGCAATGAAGCACGTATGGAACGCACCTTATCCATGCGTATGGCGGCTTGATCATGGATGCAGAAATAGACGTATTCAATGTTGTTAGAGTAACGCAAAAGCATAAAACTTTTACAACAAAAGCTGGAAATAAGTTTAAAAAGATTGAAATCGAAGCAGAGGATGAAAAAGGTGAAAAAATTGTCATTAAGTTGTTCAGCGATGATATTTCATTAGGAATTGAGGGTGTGAAACCATGATGAAACTTTTAGGCGGTTCACGAATTAAAGGCATCACAAAACGCCGTTACAAATCAAAAAACGGAATCATTGATACGGTTGAGGACACACTTGGCAATGAAGTTGTTAAGTTTATTTGGGTGAAATCATGAGCAATATTGAAACAATCAGTGAACTTAGAACAAAGCATAAAAGCGAGTTGTGTACTCTTAAATCAAAGCATGAAAAAGAACTTGCCGAACTTTGCCAAGTGAGATTTAAGAATGGCTTGGATGGCATAGAAAAAGGCGACATTTTATACGACCATTATCAATGCATTAAAGTCGAAACATGCGCACTTGGATACTACGCTGGATTAAGATTAATAAAATCAACAAGAAAACCTTACAAAAATGCAGAAATTGGTCGAGTGTATATTAAAAACATTAAAAAAGTGGTGAAATAATGAGCAGTATTGAAGCGATTGGACTGGCGTTTTTGGCGTCTGGATGCGTTTGCGTCTATGCAGCGTGCAGGTTGTTAAAAAATGGAGGATGATATGGAAGATTTTGATTTTGAAGAACTTATATCAGATATGCTTGGTATTACGGATGAGCAAAGGAACGATGGAGATTGCGTTGTGAACGCATTTCATAAGCGATTTGGTATTGATTATGATGCAGCTTATATTTTTGTTAAAGCACTACTGCCACATGCCCCGATTGTCCAAGCTGGAGTCAACAAAGAGCTTTTTCATGCGTTTGTGGCTAAAGATGAGCCCATCATGCTGATGAAGATGAAAGCCAGTTGACGACTTTAATGAGCGGCGCGGCTTCATGCGTACTCTGCATTTATTTGTTAGGCTTGAAAGGAGAATAGCATGATGAAAAAATATAACTCGGCAAAAGAATTTATAGTCGATTTAATGGACAATGAAGGAACTACGTTTACGGATGTATTTGGCAGAAGATGGCTATATGACGATTATGAATTTTGGTTTTCAGA